TTGCATCAGCACTCCCACCTTCAACACCTGCAGCCCGAATTCTCTGGCTCTTTATAAAATCGGAGAAAGGGTTTAGTGAAATATCCCCAGCGCGACCCGGGGAACGGAAAGTGTACGTTTTAGTGAGCGCTGCCCCCCAGCGGGAAAGTCTTCCAAGAGTGTATGGAGCAAGTTCTTTCCCCTTTCTACCGAAAGTGATTGTGACTGCGGGTAGGTTGTCAATTGACACCTTAAGGATAGCTTTGTAAGGGTGGGTATCAGGCAATGATTCATAAAACTCATTCAGTACTCCTTTAAGGTCCCTAACGTCACCGTCTTCCGCAAGCTTCAGGTACTTCAGCAGTACCTTCTGAGACTTTTTAGGTATTGATAGATACTTAGTCAGTTTATCTGAACTAAAGTCCCCTGTGATAATGTTTATTATATGCGGTAGGGACTCATTGGCTTCAGTAGCTGCGACAGCTTCTTCTATCTCTTCTTTAGTAAGTGCCCGCTCAGTAAGGGGTGCTTCTACCTGTTCAGCAATAGGCTTTTTCTCAGCTTCCTTCTTAGCTGCTGCTTCTTCTTCTTCTTCTTTCTTCTTAGCTGCTGCTTTCTCAGCGGCTGCTTCCTTAGCGGCTGCTTTCTTAGCGGCTGCTTCCTTCTTCTTAGCGGCTGCTACTTTTTTTTTATCGGCTGCTTCCTTAGCGGCTGCGGCTGCTTCTTCTTCTTCTTTCTTTTTCTTAGAGGCTGCTATTATTCTCTGAGCTTCAGCGGTAGGCACGGGTGTGTAAGGTCGATAAGCTTCAGGCTCAGCTTCTGTATCTGTACCTGTATCTGTATCTGTATCTGTATCTGTACCTGTATCTGTATCTTTACCTACATTCTTATTTAGCTTAGTGTACTTATTAGTAGCTAGTAGGTCCTCTACTGCAGCAATCTTATTATAAAAGTCTAGTTCAACTGCTTCTCTGCTATCTGAAGTATAGGCAAGACCATCAAGTTTTTTCGCTGCCGCTGCCGCTTTATTAATAAGGTTATACAGGGCTGCATCAGGTCCCGTAGCGTCTACGTAACCGGCTAGTTCCACCAGCTTACGCATAGCAGCTTTAGTTACCTTAGTAACATCGCTCGATACAGGACCAACGGTTGAATACTCTACTTCGACATCGCTTACTATTTTTGGAACCTCTTCAACTATTACATCTAATACTTCTACTCTAGGTGTAGAGTCATCGAGCTTTGGAAAGTAGTTGGTACGTCCATCTGGACCCACTGCAGGCTGAGGCTGGTCTACTTGAGGAGGATAGAGGTCACTGTCACGTTGTCGCGGCTGGTCTACTACAGGGAAACGCTCTGCTTCTAGCTCAGCCTCTCTCTTCGCCTTTCTTTCTTTATTTTTATTTGCCGCTATTTGTTTTCGCTGTTTAGGAGTAAGTTGCTTGCCGTCCTTAAACTTCAACCCTGCAGGTTTCTTTTTACCCTTCGCCTTGCGTGCTGCTGCCTTCTGCTTAGCGGCTCGGCTAGCTTCCCGTTCACTCCTACGAGTGATTGCTGCAATAAGTCTATCCTGAGTCGTTTGCTTTCTAGGCTTACCAGTCGGAGTAACTGCTGTGCTGGTAACGCCTTCTCTAGCCGCAGCTTTCTCAGCAGCTCTCTTTGCCTTTTTTGAGGACGTTAGGTTTTGTATGTTTACAGTTGGGTCTACATCAGCGAGCGTGTTAAACACTTGCTCTGCCATTTTTCGATAGTCTTTCCCAACGTCAGCGCCACCCTTACCTCTAGTGTTAGTTTTTGAACCCTTGGCTACCGTGGTTTTAATCCCACCATCTGCCTCTGTCTGAGCGCGGCTAGTTCCTGCGAGGCTAGGGTTGGGGTCTACGCCAAGCGACCTAGCCAATGCTTCCAAGGGTTGGTAGTCGCCCTTTTGTTTTCCTTTACCGAAAGATTCATAGAAGTCTTCCGCTGTAATATCGGTCATCTCCACATCGGCATAGGTTTCAGGTGAATCTAAGGGATACTTTTTCTCTGCTTGGAGTAGCGCCACAGCCCTAGCTCTGCTATTCGCTCTAGTTATCGCTTTACCAGTGCCATCATTAGCTTTTGCAACATACTTACGTATAGCAACCTGTCGCTTAGCTCTATCTATAACTTTTTTGTAAGCTACGAGTATGTTTGCAACTTCAGCCTGCTTGTTTTTATTTTTAATCTTCGCAGATTCTTCGGCTACCTTGTCGGGTGGCGTACCGGCAGGGACTTTAGGGTTAAATCCAACAGTCTCTTCGGCTAGTTCCAGTGCACCATCTAAGTCATAGGCAGCAGTCTCGCCATCACTAACAGCTGCTTTGTAAGCTTCTATGTATTTAGCTATATTCTTTCTAATGTCTCCCCTCTTACGTTGGACGTACCCCCTAAGAGTTTTCTCATCCGCTATATCCCGCTTTTGCTTAGCATCGTACTTCGCCTGATTCTGCTTCTGCGTAGCGACATTCATATTTAATGCGTTTACCAGTCTTTTAGCGTCATCAATGGCGAGGGCAATGGCTTCGATTTCTTGTCTAGCTTCACCTTGAGCCGCCATATTCTCAGTGGTACTCGGAGCTTCTTTTAGGGCTGCAAGCTCAGCATTAAGTTTCTTTCTGCGGTTTTGGTAGCCGGTAGCTAGTTCAGAGAGCTTTACTTTCAAGCTAGTCCTAAGACCCTTTTCCCCTTTAAGAAGCGCCAAAGTTTTAGCAGCTTCAGCAGCTTTCTCAGCAGCATTCCCAGCTTGTACTTCTTCCGGTGAATTAAGTCCACTACTTCTTAGTGCAGATACTTTATCTAAAGCCGCTTGATATTTAACTTCCCGCGACTCAACCTCTAATATAACCGCTTGTATCTCAGCATTAATATCAGAAATATTACCTCCGGTAAGCTTCATGCCCCCCATCATTCCGGCACTAGCTATCTTCAGCAAGCCTTTTAAGTGGTCGTTAAGGGTACCCGCTGTGTACTCTGTTAGGTCATTACCAACGTATATCTTCTCCGTTCCTCGGACAACCTGCTTTGGTTCGCGGGGAGGGACAGCTACCGGTGCTTCAGCTTCTTCGTCTTCGCCTAATTGTTCCCCGCCTTCTATTGCTTCTTCTTCTTCCCCTACAATCTCAGCAATCTCAGCATCTCTCTCAGCAGCTTTCTCAGCAGCAGCTTTCTCAGCAGCTCTCTTAGCGGCGGAAGCAGCCGCTGTAGATGCAGGTGTAGATGCAGGTGTAGATGTAGGTGTAGATGTAGGTGTACTACCTAATTTATTACGACCCGCAGCAAGTATAGTACCTACTGCAAGCTTGTTACTGCCTTCACCAATGAGCGCATTAGCCCCTTCCTTAGTTTGCAGGACAGCGGCGTAGTCATACATCTTATTAAGTACGGCTTCTTTCTTTTCTCCTGTTAGCCCATCAACTAACGCATCTAACTCAGCGTACGAGGCACGGATTAAATCCGCTGGGGTAGATGCGCCAATAGTTTTCTCAAGTAGGCGCTTACCATTTAGTACGACTCCAGTGTACTTGCCCATAAATGGGGTCAAGTATTTCCCAGAATTTGGCGCTAAACTCCCATCAACTAGGCTGGTGTCATCAGTGGGGAGTCCCTGAGCTGGTGCGTCATCCTGCCGCTGAGTTGGTTTTGGTAGCCCCCCCACTGCCGCTGCGTACCCCCCACCTTTAGTGGGTCTGCCCGGAGAAGCAGAAACTCTCTCAGGAAGCTGGATGCCCGATTCCGATAATGTATTATAGGCAGCATCTATGCTCGACATAGCTGCTTTCATTTTAGGTATTGTGAGGTTTGGAGCCTCGCCCTTGTTGTTTAAAGTCCTTAGGGTATCCCAAGTTGGGTAGCCTAATTGCTGCGCCACTAGGTCCAGCTTAGTCCGTAAAGCTTTAGCTGTGTCCCCAGATACGGCGGTCGCATCATCCAGCATGTCCTGAAGATTCTTGAGCAAAGAAACAAACTGTTGCTTCTTATCATTAAGTTTCGGCTTTACAGAGTTGCCAGAGGCATCTGTCGATATCCCTGAACCGACTTCGCCAGCTAAACCAAGTCTGGTTTTTTCTATATCGTTCTGGATTATCTCGATACGGTTGGCTTGCGGCGGCAGAGTGGGGGTTTCTTCAGCTTCAGCTTCAGCTTCAGCTTCAGCTTCAGCATCAAGAAGTTCACCTTCAGCAGCTTCAGCGGCGGCGGCGGCATCAGCATCAGCATTGGCTTTTTCAGTAGCCTTGGCAACGGCAGCAGCTTGAGCATCAACTTCTTCCTGAGGAATACCAGTATCCGTAGGAGCAGCTGTAGCCGTAGGAGCAGCACCAGCAGTAGGCTGAGCAGTAGCTGGCTCAGGTCCTTCTGGGAACATATCTGTTTGGGAACCGCCGGTAAGAGGCTCAGGCTCAGGTCCTTCTGGGAACAAATCTTGTTGAGTCTGTTTCGTAGTATCCTGTCCAGTACGAGCACCCAAAGCTGCAGCTTCAGCGTCAGCGCCAGTCGAAGCGTTAGGGGTAGAGGTAGGGTCCTCAGGAGAACCTAAGTCAGGTACATTGCCTGAAGGAGGTATACCTGAAGGAGGTATACCTGAAGGAGGTACATCTTTTCTAGCTTCGTTAACGCCAATGGCGGTCTGGACAATATTGGTGGGTGCACCAGCAAAGTATTCAAGTAGTACTTCTTCTTCCTGACCTGTGATGTCTTCGCCCATAGCCTTAATGGACGCGGCTTCACCAGCCACATCAATAGCTGGTAGGACAACCATAGTTTCCAGCGCACCAGTGGCAGCTTTGCCAATCTTGGTAACAGGGTTGACAGCTTTGAAAACTTTACCAGCAACACCCAGTCCCAGCGCACTGGCAAGGGCTATCATCGCCCCTTTCTTTGCGCCCTTCACACTGGCGGGACCCATTTTACTAGGGTCCATAAGGAACGCGGCTACTTCAGCCTCACTTGTTAGGTCAACACCAGCATCCGTCATTTCCTCCGTAATGACACCGGACCACTCATTAAGCCCATCCAGCGCACCACCAATAGCAGAACCAGCCACAACGCCGGTACCAATCCCTGCGACAGTACCAGCTATCGGCGCTGCCGCCGAACCCATCGCACCCATAGCTATTGGGGCAAATATTCGTGCGCCAAGTGCTGGTACAGACTGGGCTAAACTCTCTATTGCGAAGTTACTAATAGCATCGAGGTTCTGAAGCATTACTTTACCCTTACCACCCCAGCCTTCAGCATCCATCCATTCCTGCACCGACTCTTGGTCTTCAGCAGACATCTTATGCCTTTCAATGTTAGTGAACTGCTCAGCCAGCTCACTGGAGTCGCCCATCATCATGTCCAAGCTCATGGTGCCACGCTCCCAACCGCGAACCCATGAGTTCCATGTATCACTGCCCCACCAGTCTTTATTATTAGAATCTAGCTTATTAAGGTCGGGGGTATTCTTTGCTACTTTTGCAGCAGCAGCGCTAATAGCTTCCCGCATTGACTGGGCTTGGTTCTCACCCTCAATAGCTACTGCGGACGGCTCACCACTACCCTTAAGTACAGGTATTCCTTGCGCGGCTACACCAGTAGGGATTCCTCTCTCTTCTCGCCGCTGGTCTACGCGCTCCCTAGCCGAGAACTCGTCCATGCCGGGACCACCACCATAAACCTTGGAGGGGTTATGTATTGCGCTTCTAGGAGTGCTCAATTACCTGCGCCTATCTGCTCTATAACCATTTTATACGCATCGTTCTCAACATCCTGAACAGTCGGTCGATAACCTTTCTGTTGCTCCACCTCGTTGAGTATAAGTTTAACATACTCCGCGAACATGCTAGCGTGCTGCGGACTCCAAACATCGGCATTACCCGTGGCATTGGCGGTATCCAAATATAGTTCATTAATTTCCTGAATAGCCGTAGCTTCAGCCGAAATAACCTGTTCCGCTGGGAAGTTCCTATTACTTGTAGAACCGGCTCCGCCACTGGCTGCTCCAGCTTTATAGTAATCTGCTTGTGACAATTTGAGGTCAGTGTCAGCAACCGTATTCTCATCCCCCAGTGCTCCTGAGGTCATTTCCTGCTGGAATCTAGAGAAGTCAGCATAGTTGTCCACAGTCTTTAGGTTCTCTTCCTGAAACCGAGCCACTTGTACAGCATTCCAAGGCTCACCATTGCCATTACCTTCATGGTCTACAGCGCTTAGTGTTCCGTCCCCATTGTCGACAAACTCGTAGCCCATGTCTTGGTCTTGGTGGGCTAACGCTAGGTTCATAAGAAGGGCACCTTTTGCACTGTCCCCACGGTTAAGAGCCATGATAGCGCCACTGGTGTAGCCCTGAGTCTCCATCATCATGGTACGCAGTTCCGCCATTTCAAAATCTTTAAGTCCTTGCATGCCTCCGGCTAGCATAGCTGCGTTCTTCCCCTCTTTAACCCACGCTCTATGCGCAGCCCTACGCGCATTAGCAAGCTCAACTATTTGCGGTTCTGGCATAAAATCTTCTTGTGCAGTAGCACCGATAGGTGCCTGCTGTGGTACTTGCTGTGTAGGAGCACCCATAGGTACTTGCTGTGGTGCTTGTGAAGGCATACCTTGGGGCTGCGGCTGCGGTTGCGCAGGTGATTGCTGTGGTCCTGTAGCAACCCCTTCAAGTAGTACTTCTCCTTCTACCGGCATACCTCCTGCTTGCGCAGGCTCGACAGGCTTCAGTACTAGGTCATCTATAGAAATCTGACCCACCCTATCAGTCATATGCTGCTTAAAATACTCATTAGCCTCATACTGCTTTGTGCGTCTTTCTTCGTCTAGGGCGGCAGCTTCCATCTGCTGCTCACGCCCTTGGTTACGGAGGTCCAAGTTTTTGTTGGTGAGATTCCGTCTTACTCCTTCCTTCACGCCCCGTGCAGCGGCTCCGAAAGTACCCATATTTGAACCGCTCATTACATACCTCCGGGGATTGGTAGCGCTTGTTTGTGAGTGGGCTTAGTACCAGTCTGCTTCTCTACAAACTTATCCAGCATACTAGCGCCCATATTATTAACGACCTTAGCTGGTAGGATGTACTCACCATCAGATAAAGCCATGAGTCCTGAGTCTGAGGTGCTGTTTCCCGGTGCGTTCACTTGACCGCCATCTGCCGCTGCCGCCTTCTTATCTATCATACCACCTATAGCTGAGCCAGCCATTGAGCCTAGTGGTCCGCCCATCATACCAACCATGCCACCTATCATAGACCCCATACCGCCAGCACCACTTTCAGCTTGCGCCTGTTGTGCTGCATACGAGTCCATCTGGTTTTGGAATTGTGTATTACGTACGTCAGCAGAACCCTGCCATGCTTCGGACATTCCTCCGAGGTACCCTTCAGCACCCCGCTGACCCTCTAGACCCAGTGCCCCAGACTGCTGCTGACCACTAAGCGCAACATTACCTATGTTGGCAGCGGTGTTTGCGTTGGCAGAAGCTGAGTTATTTAAGTAGTTGCCCATCTGAGAAGCTTGTCCCATTAGGTCCCTACCCTCTCGGCGGGTCTGTTCGGCGGCGAAGTTCTGTCCAGCAGCTTGAGCTTTAGCTTCTTCAAGATTAGCTACCAATCCCTCCATACGAGAGCCAGCTTGAGTAGGGTCTGCACCGACTACACCTGCTTCTCGGAGTTCTCGTTGACGCTGTTCTCGCTGTTGCTCAAAAGACTGCCCTATATCCTGTCCCGCCTGAGCGCGCTGACGCTGAATCTCACCGGGACCAGCATATTCTGCGGCTTGCTTAGCAAACTCAGCTTCAAGGGGTCGGTAGATATCCGCGTGCTGCTGCCTGTCCTCGTTAGCCCACTGATACATCTCTTCCATGGCGGGTAGCTGAACGTCAAGTATCTGATTACCTAGTGTTTTAAGCTCGGCATCCAGATTTTTTGCATACGCTCGCTGCTCTTCAGCGAACTGTTTGTTCATGTTCGCTGCGTCCGCCAGTCCGTCCAGCTCCGCATCGTAGCTTGGGGCAGACGGTACAGCACCGGGTCCACCAGCAGCTTTAGACGCTATAGCTGCACCACCTAGCTCTATACCACCTTGTATAATTTCTCCCCACATACCTTCTACTCCAATTCTTAAGTGACGCTCGTATCTCTTATAACAGACACTGTAACAGCAATACTATCATTTCCTGCTAAATCCGTAGGCACTGAATCCAGCCATGTATTAGTGCCGATAGTGGGCTGGTACACATGTACATCGAATGTACCCCCAGAGGAGTTAACCGTACCAAGGGAACATGTCTTAAACTTGTAGTTACCCGTACCAGAGTCTGTTTCTCCAAGATTTAGTACCAGTGATGGTACAGCCTTATACAGCAGGTAGGTATCAAGGTACTGTACCGTGTCTAACGTAAAGCGGTACACCCCGGTAGACGGGTTAGATACAGAGGATATATTAAAGTTATTCGAGGGAGAAAGGCTTGATGTGACTGTGCAAGCTGCCGCTAAAACACTGACTACGTTACTATTTACCCACCCGCCTACAGTATCATTATATACAAACCCATCAAAAGTGGTCAGCCCAGATACATCTGCTGATATAGAGTTTTCTAAGGAAGCTTGTTCTGGTAAATTTCCTCTACTTATTACAGTGACTTCAGTGGAATTCGGTACTCCAATAAGGGCGTGGTAAGCCTGATATAGGGCATTCACTGTACGGAATATAGAGTCCTGCGAATTAGTAGGGGTTGGTACTGCGGGATACCGCAGCTCCTTAATTGGGTTTTGGTCCATAGGAGCCAGAGGTTTTCGGGGGGAAGTCATACCTTAGCTAGCTCCCGACCTGTCTCCGCTATGGTAAGCGAGTAGACATCCGCTGATGACTGCATCTCTATACGCCATAGGTCAGCCTTAAAGCCAGACGGTAGTCGCTGCTGAGATTCACTCGTAACATAGCGACTGTAAACAGTTCTAAACTCTTTTTCATTTTTTAGCTTAGCGTAAACTGTAACTAAAACCCCATCTGAGAGGTCAGGTGTCTCCTCTGTTATAAGCTCACTGCCGCCCCACGTTATACTGGGTATTAGTGGGTAGTACTCATCGGGTGGAAAAGCTGCAGTGTCTACCTTTGGTCCTAGTGGTGGGGGTATTGTGTTGGAGTTATAGGAAAATTGGTCATATGTTTGCAGTGCCCCGTAGTTCCATACATGCTCGTTCCAGTATGTATAGTCAGTAACTTCATCAACTACATTAGTGTAAGTCCTAGGTGCCTCCCACTTAATTGTAAACGCCCCGAAGTTTAGTGGGTATGGAGTCTCAAAAGTCTTAGACTCCCACTTATATGCCATCGCCACCCCACGCGCAGGGTTCCATCTAAACAGCTGCCCATTGCGTATAATATAAACTTCAGCAGTGCGAGCATCATTTTGGATTGACTTGATGTAAGAGAGCCGACCAATGGAAATCATGGCTCGGTTACCAATTTCAGGACCAAGCAAAAACCCTTCACTTTGAGACTGTATCCCAACATAGCCTTGGGAACTAACAGCCCCCTGAACATTTTCTGGAACTAGCATCTGCTGCCACTCAGGGCTAGATACAAACTGTTGAGTAACAAGACTAGCCCCAGCTTCAGTTACCTGTACGAGTCCATTCTTGGACACGTAGTACACACCATCATGGGAAGATACAATGCTGCGTGCTGAGAGGCACGGCTCGTGCTGGTCAATGTCTATCATCGTCATGTTGAGCGGCGATGCACCTGACAATACCTTTGGGTTAGAGTCGGTACATACAATAAGTCCAGAGTGATAAACCCCTAGACCAATTACATTCGCCCCAGTGGATATTACATACGTTGGGGGGAACGCATAAGGTCGGTATGGCTGGGAGTAGTAAACATCCGTACCATTGAACGCGGCGAACATACCGTTAGGGAGCTGCACTAGCCCTTCTATATTTCCATCATTAGGCTCAGCTACTGTAGCGTCCATAGCACCTAGTGGTGGAGCGTATAGAGTAGTATCAAGTGCCTCATTAAGAGATACTTCATCTGAGGATATAGTGTCAACGTAGGTAGAGCTTAGTGTTGCGGGTACCTCATCAACAAGTCTAAAACTTACAGTATTGTCCCCCACTATAGTCCGATAGATACGAATAAATTCTAGCGGGTTAAAGAGTTTACTGGTTGGGTAGCTTTGTTGTAGGTTCGTTATTGTCCACGCCGCCCCCGGAGTAGAGTCGCCGGTCCTAGGCTCACTGGCAAAGGATGGTCCAGATTCTTCCCCCCACTCGTTAACAAAGGTGAAGACATACGAGCGTGTTTCTACATTAGGCTCAGAACCCGTAGCGGCTGCGACTGAAGGTACCGTTACCGGGTTAGGTATGCCCCAAACCCATACGTCACATAGGGAAAGGTCCCCATCAAACTCTAATAGTTGGTTACCATCTACAACAGAGGGTGAAGTATTCTCACCGCTCCAGTAATGTCTTTGGTAGGTATCGTTTACAGTTGGACCACGGTAGAAAGATACTGTTATGTCATCGAATACAACCCATACAGGAACGTATTCCCCTTTGGTAGGCGAAGTAGGTTCGTTATCCTTGATGTATGCATTGAAAGCTCGTCTTGCATCGTCACCAACAGTACGTACAAAGGTGGGTACTTTTAGACCACGAATCTCACCAGAGTATAGGTCAGTAGATTCTGATACTACAGCAGCATTTTCTGGCAGTAGTCTAGGGGATATCTTTGGTATTATCCCACTAAAGTTTTTGAGCTGGAGATGCATAGCATCCCCCTATTTAGCAAAAAAAGAACCAGTACCCGTAGTAACATTAGGGCGTATTCTATAGCCCTCAGATACATAGACATCAGTTGCTAAGGAGTTGCTACCACCAAGGGAAGCTACGGTTACCCAAGTCGAGTTGTCTGGGCTTATCTCTATATCAAGCTCAAGACCAGCACCAACTATGCAGGTTAAGTAGTCTTTAGTAGTAGACTTAAGTGTGGTGACCAGATGTGACTCTTGCGCTCCCGCAGTTGATATAGTCCATCTACCATTACCTGAATACGACATTAGTTACCCCTATACTGGTGCTGTGTAAGTAGAGCCTGCTGGGTGTGCGGAAGCAATACCACCAGCATTACTCGTTACGTCATACGAAATTATCCCGTTGGCAGCTGTAGGAGTACCAATATCTGGGGAAGATGGACCATCTGACATAAACATGTTAGCTACTTCTACTGGATTCCAATATCCTAGTCCGTTCGGGTTATTACCCAATACTAGGACTATAGAGGCAGTGGTTTCAAAGCCGGAAATATTAGCACGTACATTTAGGGCTACGGTACTGCCATCAGCAGCGTCCCCAAGAAGTCTAAATGAGCATACAGAAGCACCGCCCATAATAGTCTCAGCGTGCATATAGTACGGATTAGAGGCTAGGTAAGGGTTGCCATCGAAAACTCGGTTAGCAACCGCTCTATGTAATTGTGAAGCATTTCCCATGACAGTTCCTTTATATTATCTTTATGTAGCTTATACTAACTTTAGTACGGTTGTATACAGGACTAGCTAATGTAACAACATTACCAGATATTGTGTATTCAGTTGTAGGCATTCTGAGGAAGGACAGGTAAACCTCCTCAGTGCCGGGATAAGCAGCGAAAGAGGCGGCAGCGCCTGAACCGGTAACAGTAAAATCAACCTGTCCAGTAGTGCCAGAGCCACTCACGCTATAGTACTGGTGTACCCTATCAAACTCAGGGGGGCTATCCACAAGTAATCCCTGTGAATCAACAATAACTCTGCTACCGTCTGTTAGCGGCGCATCGTCCTGCATCTTTACTACGGTATCATTAAGCGCCTTAGCTGTGAGGCGAAGCCCTATGCTGCTTGTAGTAGTATCAAACACTCCTAGACCAGTGCCATCCCAGTCTCGTATAACAGTAAGGTCAGTGCCAGATACATTAGTAACCTGAACAGTCTCTTCCTTTACAGCAGCGTCACTATCTTCAAGTGTAAGTACGAAGAAGTCTTCGCTAGTAACAATAGTCGGAAGTAGAGGTATAAGTTCAGAATTTACCTTTACGGTTGTGTATGACGCTGAAGCTGTAACAGTCTCAGTTAAGCTACCAACGGCATTATTGCTAAACTTTATTCTCATGGCACTTGTCCCGCAGCGTTCAATTTAATTATAAAAGCCAGAACAACATACGGTGTTAGGTCATCCTTATCAAGCGTGTGATTATGTGCGCCGTCAGTATCAATAGTATGGTCATGTGGTAAACCATTACCGGGGATTTGTGTACCGTCACCGCCGGTATACTGGGTCTCTCCCCCCTTTGTGTAGTCTTTTATATCACCTGTAGCTGGATAACCACCACCAGACTCATTATCCACGGTTACGATGTCATGTCTATGCGAAGGCATCTCTGCTTCGGTTAGTGCATGGTCCCCTACCAGCCCCGTATGGTTATGACCCAGTTGTTCAGTAACTGTACGAAGATAGTCTCCAGCTTCAGCGAGCATAGTCTCTGTCTCAGCAGGAGCGCCCGCAACTTTGGGATAGGCACCATCGCCAGAGTTCCAGCCCATTATAAATCTAGCACGCAAGTCAGGAGTAGGCTTAATACCACCACCCGGTGGTGGTTTGCCATCACACAAAGCCCAGTCAGGGGGAGCAATCTCCCCGTTCCACATTATAATGCTTCCGGGTGGGTTGTAATACCGCGAGTCATCCTCTGGGTGTTCTTTTGTTGTCCATACCGCATAACCCCCTATAGTCACTGGTGCTCCATTAGGAGGAACTACTAAGGTATTACTCGCTAGACCATCAGTAGCCTTAATGTCCATACCAAAACTTGAACCCCCCCGTATAGCTGGGTCAGTAATATCTTGGTCATTAGCGTCAAGTGGACCAATAAGTTTATCATCTCGGTTTTGTAGCATCCTATCCATACTACCAGCGTGGGGTCGCATCTCCACCAAGTCGCCTACGTTCCATGCGACTGCGAGAGTATCATCCTGACCTCGTAAAACAGTTAGCTTATTGGCTGTCCTTTCAGTGACCAAGCAAATTTCAGTTACACCAGCTTGGTTATTTATAGATATGAAAAATTCGTTAAGTATGCCCACAGACGCTGGAGGAAACTCAGTACCAGTCCCATCAACCCAGAACTCTGTATCCGTAGAACTATAGTTTGGTTCTACTCCTCCAGTGTTCTGATTATTAGCCAGAGCTACACTCACTCGATTTCTGAATACTAGCCTACTCATAGTTTCTAATCCTGAAGTCTATAGATGTCTCAACAATCTGGTCCTCTGTCGTAGTCATAACTATTGACACTCTGTAATGGATATTATTTTCGCCATTAGCTACAACATACTCAAGTGCTTGATTCTCTAGTACAAGAAAATCAATAGTAACAAGCAAACTATCAGGAAGTACTGTAGAAGAGTTCAATACAGTAACTATTGGTTCCTCATAAGATTCAATCCGCTCAGTAGGTTGGTTAAGCCATCGGCTGTAGTCAACTCTATAGCGTTTCTTCTCTATAGTTTGTTTAGTGTATGTACTTAAGACAGTCATTAGCAACACAACGTGCTTGAACGTGATTGGAGGGATGCAGTACGATTTTCGCGGGGCAGGAAGTCTATCGCTACACACTCAGTGTTTACATTCTCATTAACACTAAAAGCGTAAACTATGGAATCTTCCCAGTAAAAAGCCTGTACGCTAGTAGATACAATAACCTGCTTACCACCGTTAATTGGGTATGAGTTAACAGCTGCTGAGTTTATACCACTAAGCACGGAAGAACCCCGCTTCACCTGACGGTCGTGAAAGAGTTGTAATGCCCCCACCTGCTGTAAATGGCATTCCGCTAGCTAACGGGATATAGGCTATAAGTAAGTCTGTACTACTAGCGCCAGTATCTTCATAAATTACAAAGCTCTGGACGGTTCTTGAACCAGAAGTAAGTCCAGTAAAAACAATATCCGAACACTCCGCAACACCAAGGGAGCTTACAGCCGTATTCGTAACGATGTCACTGGGTACATCCAGTACATCATCAGAAGGTAAATCCGCCACATAGGTATACACATTATTTTCTATATCAGCCTCGCCCAACTTTATAGTAAGTGCTAGGCAGCGTATTGTAGCAACGGACCAGCTAACCTGCCCGAGTAGCATTTTTTGTCTATACGTTGGAAGTATCTGGTTATGACCACTCATCTAGTCGCCCTTGGGAACATCCACTGGTGCTCACCATTGCCGTAGTTCTTCTGTGCCATAACTTTAGCTTGCGCAATATAGTATCTAGATAGCCTTCCATAGTACTCAGCGTCAGTCTTGCTAGTGTACGGCTTGTTAATCTCACGGTACATTCTAGACATTGCTGTAGCAATTATACCCTCACGATTCTGCTCAATAATCCACTCTGGCATACTCATGTTACTTAAGTTTGTTGTTAGTGGTACTAAAGAAACTTGAGCAATTAAGTTATCTACTTCTACACCGTCTGGTATATTTGACAGGAAGTATATGGTTGCTGGTGGATTGCAGTAGTAGGCGCGAGGGGAAGAGTTCTTTGTAATCGAGCCATCGAACCTAGCACCGAACTCAGTTGTAACATTATTAACCGCGCCACGGTGTAGGGGTAGCCCATTACGAGTTAAACCAAGTATGGCGTATACCTTACTGTTGCTGTTATCCACAGGGTTAACATTATACGGCATCATGTTCTGGTTTAGCGCTGGTAGGCGAAGGTACTCTAGCCACGACTGTGACAGGCGGAAGTACTCTCTAACCGAGTAAACCAGTTCTTTCTGTATGTACTGAGTAACCGCGCCGGGTATCTTAGGGGCTATCTCCTCAAGTATCTCAAGAAGGGTACCGTTGCAGTCGTCCTCAATTCCGTCCCTATAGTCGCTGTTAGACACGTTTATCCCCTGTAACTTCCATCCTAAACTGTTCTAGTAGGATAGCAGCACGTTGGTCCCGTGAATATTCATCATCGCGCAGCTCAGCGTAGCCACATACGAAGTAGATAATCGGGTTAAAGAAATTTAGTGCGACAGGAAACTCCGCATCCATATCACTAACTTTAGCAACAGTCCACGGCTCGCTAACAATAAATGCATCAGGGCGTTTAGTGTGTAGCTCAGTAAATCCGATATTCATAATTCGGATTAGTGATTCATCAGAATAGCGGTAAGCATCAGATACCTCATCTTTGAGGATTTCTCTGATTGACGCTATTGCTTCATTTATAGTCCATGCCATGAGGAAAGAGGGGTGGCGGTTAAGCCACCCCTACTTGTTTCCTAGTTAGGCGTGCAGATAATTTGACCAAGACCGACAGGCTTTACAACCTGACGACCATAGACCTGCAGACCACGCATGATGGTACCGAAAGTCTTCTCTGAACGCAGAGTTTCAACTTTGGTTACCTGTGATGCGAAGGTCAAGCCTACTGAATGACCGAAATATACTGTGTACTCTTCATTAGCACCGACAGTAGCCTGTGGCAGAAGGTTAGACATGTACAGAGTAAAGCGGTCAATCTGACCAAGACGACCGTTACGAAGGATGCTTGCGCCGTCACCGGTCAATGATGCATCTTTCAGTTCGGAGTTCTTGATACGTGATGCTACCCAAGCAGGGATAACAATCCAACGACCTGACTCAGGGACATTGTTCTCATCCAGAGCCTGAGAAGCGCGAATGATAATATCAATCACGTTGCTCTTATCAATGGTCAGAGGAGCCGTAGTTACACCGAGGTCAATAGAAGCCGACTTACGACCAGCCGTTGCGCCTTTGTTCGCTGCGTCAGCTTTGTCTTCTAAGAACGCTAATACATCGGTATCAATCTCAATCTTCATCTGCTCAGATGCGTCATCTGCCCACATTGACAGCTGGTCGATGTCAGACTGAATTTCCATAACATCGTCAAGCTCAGTTGCCCAATACTTACCTTGGTCAATTGGCAGGTTTACAGTGTCCGCACTAGGACGCTCACTAACAAGCTCTGCACCAGCGGTGTATGCCTGAATAGTGACTGAAGGTTTGTTACGGATGATAATGTTATCACCGAACTTTGAGATTTCACCCTCGTAGTCAGTGTTAGAAATTGCCGCTAGTACAGTTGCATCATAGAATTTCTCTACGAGTTTGCCTGACCATAGGCTTGGTATGAAAGTACCACCATAGAATTGGTTAGGTGCGGCAGCGCCGGGAGTTGCGCCGGGCTGGTCGGTACCAATCGGAAAAGTAAAGCCGGGAGTAATTGTAGTCATGTTAATAGCCTTATAGGGTTAAATTTATTTTAACGAACCCTGCCCTGTGCGCTAGCGTTTACTATTGCTTGTTCAATCTTGGATTTATCTTCAGGACGTTTCCTAAATTTACCTTGACGAACATCTGCATAGAACGAAGCGATTTCCTGCTGGGTCCAAATTTTCTGGGAGGTTTTCTCGCCAGTATTACCTTGGGGGCTACCTTGACCTGCTGATGGAGCTACATATTGGTTTAAATCAAGTGTCGCTTTGTCAGCGGGTTGACCTACCATGTTGCTCGCAGAGGGTTGAGCGTTTCCCTGCTTTGCGGACTTATATGTTCTGAACACGTTCGCAGTATCTTCGACATTACCACTATTAAACGCATCCATCAACACAGATTTCCTAGTTAATCCCCGTGTTTCGGGAATTACTGTGTCCAACCAGCCAACAAACTCTGGTTCAACATTTATTTCACGCCAGTCTTCGAGCTGTCTATCGAGCTTAACGTAAAAACTTTCTTGCTCAGTCCGTTCAATACGTTTGCCTGTATCGTTGACTGTGCCTTTAATATTCGCTATCTCATTCCGCAGCTCAGCTATGGTACCACTCTCCCGTGCTTGAGCGATTTCCTGTGCGCGGCGACCTACTACATCAATGAAGTCCTCTCCGTAGAGTTCGACTTCTTCTTCAGTAATTAATGAATGACCTACAGTCTGGGGAGATACTTCCTCTACAGGCGCGGCTTGGCGTGAGGATATCTCGCTAATCTGACCCTTAAGGTCACGTAGCTCACTACTTAAGCGCGGCACTTCGGCATCGTACTTGCCCTGTAAGGTGTAGTACTTCTGCTTCCAGTCTTCCCTAGGCTTACTATCGGGAGTGCTTACTATTTCAGCTACTTCAGCTACTGGGGTGACTTTAGATGGTTCTGACTCTTCTAATGAGCTTACTAGCTCATCAATTTCATCTTGGCTGTTGTCATCTAAAGTGATGTCCTTTGACGGGTACAATTCCTTGTGCATGCGTTCCGCGTCAGCTATTTCTTTCTGTGCTTGCTTTGGCGGAGCCTTGACCTGAGCTGCTGCTTCAGTCATTAGGTATTCCTCTATTTATAAAGTTTAGCTTCTTCCGGTGCGCTTTCAACAGCCTTACGTAGCTGCCTTAAGGTCTGCACCGACTTCTGCAATGGTAACAAGTCTTTCGGCTCAGCAGTTAGCATAGCCTCGACCTGCTTCTTCTCAATCGCATCAACAACAGACAGTACTTTTTGTATGTAGACATCCGGTATATCAGCAACTGCTATAGCTATATCTTTACCGAGTTTCATCTAGAACGCAAGTACGTACCATAGATATATGTTTCAGTACGAATCTCATTTTTCTCATCGCCCTTACCCTGCCGACTACGCTCACTAGCTTCTTTAGCGTATTGGTTGCAGTCAATGGTGCGATAGGAAGGTGGGATAGAACCAACATCCGCTGCGTCATACATAGACCCTAGTCTTAAGTCCTTAATAGACGCTGACTCTGAGCGAATCTTAGATACCTGACCAGACTTCGGAAAAGAAGTCGGGCTTGATACTTGTTTGTAGTAGCTCATTACAGCTCCTTTGGCATTGGCTCACGAATGTTAGGACCTTTACCTTCAGACGGGAACATGTTGCGCTTTCCACCTTTAGGAAACTGGTCATCATTAGTTACCTGCTGATACTCAGACGAAGCAGGAGAAGCCACGAAACCATCGCTAGTATTCTCTGAAGACTGGTGACCTTTATGGTCAGGCTTCATAAGCTTCCCAGTTTTAGGGTAGTCCATATCGTTAGTAGTTTGTTGATACTCAGGTGCGCTAGTTCCGGGGGCGTAGCCCTCGATGAACTTTTCGGTACCGTGAGTTTCCGGCTTGCCAGTTTTAGGGTAGTCTTTGCTGTTTGTTACGCCTAATGTACTCATTGAACTATACCTCTAGTTACATTTTCTTGGGATTCACGGGCTTGCATAGCAGGATTCCTAGCCTCTTGTGGATTGGGTCCTTGCTGTCCTTGTCCGCCCTGTTGCTGCATCATCTGTTGTTGCTGCATCATCATCTGCTGCTGCTGCTGCATCTGCTGTTGCTGTTTAGCCTGCTGAAGCTCAGCATTAGATGGTACAATTTTATTGCCATCCATGCCAAGGTCTGTAGCAACTTCTCTAAGTACTTCAGCCCTACCATCAGCACCAACTATATCCATGTCGATAGGATTAGCTGTCATCTGTAGGAACTCAAGTTTACGCATGCGGTCAGTTTCCCGCTGTACTGCTACGGTTACACCTCGTACCTGAATGCTCTCATCGCCACGGATAATCTTATTATCACCCTGAGTTAGCATAACCATCTCATATACACGAGTAATACTAGGGTCTAACACATCATCGTCCACATTCGCGGCTACATTCTGCATAACCTTGGAGGCATTCTCCATTAGCATCGCTAGCCCTGAAGCAGTACGTCCTGCACCGCCAGCCGACCCACCAGTCATATATCTTGGTAGTGCTGACGCTTCATCAGCAAGGGCTGAGAACTTCTCGTAGATAGCCATCAGCTCCTGTGCGTTTGACTGCGGCTGGAAGAACGAAATAGGTTGTGTGCCTTTAGAGCTACCATCTGGATGGTCACTAATATGCCAGCGCTTCCACGGGTATAACTCATTGCCTGCCTCCCCCGGAGCTAGCCGGTCGTCATTAACTATGACCTGTGGTCCTGAGGAGATGGACACGTTATTAACCAGCGCTCTCATAGTGGCGTTACACACATCCTGAATGTCTGTAAGGATATCTGGAAGACCATACCCGTATATAGAACCCGGCACTTTCTCGAAAGAAGTTACGTAGTACGGGGGCTTCATAGCGAGAGAAGGATTAATCTGTACTTTTAGTACCTGAGAGTCAATTAGCCAAACGTCAACCATGTACATCTCAGCTGAGTCATACTTGCCGTCCTCAGACTTAGGTATCACATCGTACTCAGCCAACATCTCAGCGTTAATTACACCGTGGTACTCAATAGCGTCAATTAGCTTGCCACGAGATGTAAAATAATCACGGGACTCAAGGTCTTCCCGCTCTGTCTCAAACCAACCTCGCCACTCTTGGGACTGTCGCTTAGCTTCCCAGTCATCAAGAACCGCACGAATAGCCTCCTCGTTGTATCCGGGGACTCCGATAAGTGCCGTTAAGTCCGTCTTAGCCATCTTGATGTGTTCAAAGACATAGGACTGTTCTAAAGTGCCAGAATCTGGAGTGAAGTACAGGTCCATGGGGCTAACGCGCTTCCACTGCATCTGGGGTTCATACACCAGCTCAGCGACACCATCTACCCACTTTGTTTTAGCCACGTTATTAACTATAGGACCTTTCATGGCAGCGATGGGGAAGATGGGGAGGTCGATTAAGAACTCCCGCATTGCCTTATAGTATCCACCTTCTATAAGTATGTCGTTTAGTACTTCTGTACTTTTAGCTGCCTCATCTACAGAGGTGGCTACTGCGTTCTGCTCAGCTTGCTGAGTAAGCTGCTCTAGCCTCTCAGCTAAAATATCAGGTGTAATAGGTATGCCAGCTTCCTGCAGCATACCTACCTCAGCAGCAATCATCTCCGATATTGACGCTGCGATACTCTCTGGGATAGTTGGGACTGGGGTTGGCGCTAGAACCCAAGGCTGGTCTGAAGCTGAAAGGTATAAGTCTCTAAGCATCGCGGTAGCCCCACGACATTTTGTAGCTGTTACTCGGCTATGAACCTTTGACCCACCAAAAGCCCCTATCTCTCTGTCTTTACTTTGGGAATATAGCGCTCTATAAGTACGTAATGAGTCAATCATGCGCTGTGATATGCCGGATTGGTACCGTGCGCTCCGAGCGTTACCGAACTCTTTTCGTAAGTGGGATACCAGCTCAGTGTACTTGGGTGCGTCTGTATCTGTGGCTATACCAAAACTAACCTCAGCAGCTTCTTTATCAGCAAGTTCCTTAGGCGTTACTACTCGCAGTATGTTTTTTTCGCTCATTGCGATAATATGAGTGTAAACTAAACGCTTGTCAACATATCGAGTACATACTTATGACCGCTTCTAGAATACGAAGGGACTTTATACCCGCATATCGCACGCTAGACTTCATGGTGAACGACCTTATTGATAACCGCGCTGATATCCTAGAGAATGACTACTGCGTATACTCAGGCAGTGCCGCAACTGGACTATTTTACTATATACCACTCTTACCAGTACCTTCGGAAGGGTGGGATAACGAGCAAAGCCCTATAGCTCTACTTAATCAAATTGGGGAGCCGGGTGTAGCAGGGGGTTGGCAGCGGGCGTTTCAAACCATGTCAAACTACCCAGCAAGCATACTCGCAGACTGGAATACATGGGGGGCATTCGCCTTTAGACCGGGTAATGCCACAACTACATTAGGGTTGGAGTTCCAATCGCGGAATTTCACAGGTGTATCTTCGCCAACATTAGGTACGATGGAGTTAAGCGTAGACGACTCCACAACCGAAGGAAGGCTAAACTTACTTACACTTGATGCCTCTAGCTCAGATAACCGTATTGATGTTGAAGGTGACGTAGTATTTGATGCGCATGGTGACACTAACCTACGTATTGGTACCCGCCGTCCCCCGTTCTGGATTAGTAGTGCTGACTACACAACTACTGATGCTGACGAGGAGAACGTAATAAAGTTTGATGGTTCTATAGCTAGAACTTTAACAGTAGCTACAGCGAGCGTTATTAATCGTTGGATAGTAATACTTAACGCTACCGGACTACCTATGGATATCGAAGAAGGTACTGGACTTACGTTATCAGCATACACCGCTGGAGGAGCGCCTTTGACCGGCGATAGAACCTTGGCTGCTGGTGGTGCAATGACTGTGTACTGGGACTCAACATCTACCGCAATCGTATACGGTACAGGAGTAGGCTAATGTTCATGTCTAGCACAGCTGGCGTAATAAAGTTAGCGGGCGATTTGGAGTTTGAGACTAATATTGCTGATGACCAAGGGTATGTATTAGCTGCTGGAGTTGGTACCGCGCCAATACTCGGTCCGCTTGGTGGGACATGGGTGAAGGACACAATATCGGGTGTGCGCTTCATTGACTTCAATTACGTTCTATCCATAGCGAGCACGGATACTCATATTTTATATATAACAACGACTGGAGTTTTAGAGCAGGACGCATGGACTCAGATTACATGGGTCTCCGATGGTTCTACTTCTACTGTTTTATCAGCAAATGCCTCTCAGTTTGGCACCACCACTAATGGTTCGGCGTGGTTATTTCAGGAAACTAATCCCACATGGGGTATGGATATATACAACACTGAAACTCTCTACCCAGTTGTCACTTAGAAGCGGAATAACTAGCCCCTCTAGCACCAACCCCCTGAAGGTGGTGCGGGAGTAGCTCGGACAACTGGGGCTAGCTTCCTCATAACCTGAGCAACTACCCTCTTATTTGTACCCAAGCATAGGTATTGCAGCCCGTCTACAAGGTCTGCCCAAGGTCTAGCCTTATCAGGCTTCTCATCGAAAGACCCATCCCTCTTCTTCTTATATCTGTACTTATCTTCCATAGCTGTTATTAAATCCGCACAGCCTTCCTCATGGAATGTTATAGAAGCCTTACCGCCTGACTGCTTCAACAGCCAGTGGTCAACAGCGGCTATACGAGGCGGTATCAGGTTAGTGCTAGCAGGAAAGGCTTGGAACCCCATTGACCTAAGATAGTGGAAGTCGTCAATCTCAGAGCGGTCTTTTACTTTTCCAGACGGGTCAGCAACTATGTAAGTAGGACGACCTATAGCCCAGCTCTCTTGAAGCAGCGGCTTTACCATCTCATTCATAAATAGGTTAAGACCAATACCATCCCAGTAGCATGCTTTACGTATCTGCAACTGACCGGAGGCATTTATTTGACCAAATACAGCAGCGGGACATCGTGCTAGGTCCATACCAATAATTATAGGGTGCTGGTAGGAAAGCTCCATATCCTTAACAACATGAAAGTCCCGAGTAAACCTGTGCTGAAAGACGGGCTGACCCTCAAGTGATATGCCCCACTTGCCTAGAACATATCGGTCTACCCACTCTGGTGTTGCGCCCTCTATAAGGTTGTAGTAGTAATCCCACACTGGGGGTTTACCAGCCTTCTTTCGCAACGGGTTAGGTGGTAAGTTTTCTATGTTCTCCGCTAGGGGATTCTCAATGAACTCCTCTAGCTCATCGTCCCAGAACAACGGTGCTGGCTGCTCAAAATATTCCCATGTTTTAGGCAGTTTCTCGTGGAGCATGTCGTACCAAGGTGAGTCCCTAGTACCCGGATTAGAGTCGAGTATTACCCCATACCATGTTGGTGCGCCTCTTCTCTTAGAGGGGTAACGACCACAACGACCATACGCCGCCGGAATGAAGTCTGGGTCCATTTCGGAAAACTCATTGAAGTATATTCCAGTGTACTGCGAGGACAGCAGTCGCTTCTTATCGTCTTCGTACTCTAGGGGTACGAACAAAATCTCACAGTGTATCTCCCCATCGTCAATAAGGATTACAGAGTCAGCCACACGGTGTGTAGCTATGTCGCCAAAAATTTCTAAGAAGTCCTTAAGTACGGTTTCCTTCATGGACTTAAGTGTGTTTCTGCAGATAGCCCACCGAGTATACCGGCGACCATCCAAAGCTTTCTCTTGGAGAGCAGCTCGGCGCATTATTTCATACAAACATGTGGTTGTCTTAGACGAACCAACTGCGCCTACTAGGGCACGGATTGGAGCATCAGAGAGCATAAACTTTGCACATGTGGGCGTAGGGGTGAACCTAATCGTTTCCACTTGTTATCTCACTGTGACTAATTTAATTGTGGGTTAGGCTGTATCTCTCGTGCATCCTAAAATAATCACACAGCAAAGCAGCAGAACCCCATATATCATCGTCTTCTTCGTACACTACTTATTTTCCACGACTTCCATAAAGTCCGCCAAATCCAGAGCCGAAGCCCTTCTTAGTAGCTGGGTTTTTAGTACCAGCGAATCCTTTAGTAGCTTTTTTATTAAGCGCGGGTACGGGACCCATACTACTTTTACCCATCGGCTGTGCCAGCAGCTGTGACTGTTTAGCTGCAGCTTTATTTCTAGCTCCTGCTTGGTTACCGGCGGGCATCGCGCCACGAGCCGGTGCCTTAGTAGCTCGCCCAGCCTTAGCCATCTTAGGTAGGTTTCGCATCTGTTGAGCTTGTTGGGCTTGTTGGGCTTGCGCTCTACCACCAGCCATCTTAGGTAGGCTTTGTTGAGCTTGAGCTTGGGGTGCGGCACGGCGGGCTGCTGCGCGGCTAGCACGTACATTATTGCTTGTGGCTTTTTGCTCAGCCCTACTCACGTTATTTCCTAAGGCTTTCTTTTTCTTAAAGTCTGCGGCAGCTTGGTCTTTTAGTGCTTGTTTCCGTTTAGAAAGAACTGGTGCGGCTTTAGCTGCTGGCGCTTCTTTAGCTGCTTCCGCTGACGCGGCTTTCTCTTCCGCTGCTTTACGTGAAGCGGTATTCGCGGCTCTTTCCTTCCTTGCTTCGCGCTCTGCATACCTACCTGCTATGCTCATTTCCTTCCACCGAACAAGTTGCTAAGTGCAGCTTTCGTCTGTCCTCCAGCTCCCTTCAGCTTACCATTTGGTCCATAGAAGTTATCTGGCTTAGACCGCTTCTTAGTAGACTTCTTGGGTTCTGGGGGCGTGTTTACTTTCTTCCGGTCTTTAGCCTTAGTCAAAGTTTTGGCTAAGTCTTTGGAAAGCCCCTCAAGTTTGTCAGCGCCCTTAAGCTTAGTCTGCCTATCAGGCTTAGCTTCGCTTCTACTAACATTCGGCTTTTTCTTCTTGCCGTATGTCGAAGAGGCTTGGTTTTTTCTGGTTGTTTTCTCGGCAGGTCCTGACATCTTACGCCCGCTGTCTTTCTCTTCTTCAGTTTTTGTATTGTACTTTTTACCGCCGTGCATAAAGGCTTTCATACCGGCTTTACGTGCTGCCTTGAACGCAGTACCAAACTCCTTATCATCGTACTTGGAGCCTTTCATTCTCTCTTTGGCAGTCAGTGCCTTTTTGCTTCTGTTGTTGGCTCCGCGAGCAACCGCTGCATCCTTACTGCGACCAAAAGCTTCATTGAAATCCCCCGAAAAGTTGGATTTTTTTCTTTCTTTAGGCTTGCTTTCTTCAGTGTTATTAGCTTCCTTCTCAGCGGCTGTTGCGTCCCTACGGTTTTGCTGAGCCATCTTATTTTTTTCTTTAAGCTTATTTGCTTTATTACTAGCAGACCAGCGTTCTCTGTTCTTCTCGGCAAGGGTGTTCTTACCAAGCATTCTTTCAATTAGGGGTACAAATTTCTTTTTTGTACCATCAGCTTTTTTCTCAGCTTTCTCAGCTTGCTCAGCTTGAATAGCTTGTTGGCTTTTGCTCATTTCTTTTTCCCGTAATCTCTGCGTTGTGGTTTAACAGCACTTAAATCAAAGTAGTTTTCAACCATACCCTCATTCTCGCTAGCTTTAGCAACACTTTTTTTGCTAGTTTTGGGCGGTACTTTAAGTCTGCCAGTCTTAGCTGGGGCTTTCTTGTAGCTAGCCATCCTGATTCCCTTTAAATTCGTTTGTACAGTTATACCCTAATTAGTAGAGTTTTCAAAGCTCTAGTTAGAAGAGGGTCTAAGAGTAAGCGCGCTCGCATCCGCATTGGTTGTTGAATGAAACTCAGGGAGGTGGAGTTCACGTTCAGCCGTATGGCTCTGGTGGAAGTCTACATCACCTTCTGAGTCAATTATCGTACAGGCAGATAGAAGCCCGAAGGTCATAAATAGCACAATAACATACTTCATTTTGAGGGTCCTTGTAGTTTACCTAGACCAAACACCGCAGCAGTTATGCCAATGATAAGAGCTGCGTACCATTCTGGCATGCTGTCGAACGCGGCGTAGTACTCCGCTGCACGGGTGGGTGAAAACCAACTTACGATTATGGGGAAGAAAAACACCAGTACAATAAACTCATCGGTCCAGCTGCGCCCCATGCTCTGTATCCGCTGCGCTGTCGCCTCTGCCTTAGCTTTACCGCTGGCGCTGAATATCCCTACAACGTCCCCGGCGAGCGTCATGCCCAATTTCGCTAGTAGCGCTAACATATCATTCTCCAGTCGATAGATGAAAATCAGTGTGTGCTTTTATGGCATCCTCTTGGCGCAAGAGCATAATAGTAGTTTCAGCGTGGTTGCTGGTTATCACGGTTTCTAGGTTGTAGTCAGACGAGTCTAGGCGGTTTATTTCTGACTCGAAGGTACCTCTGCCAACCATGTGATTAAGTGCTATGGACATCTGCGCAAGTGTGGCGTTGGCTTGGACAGACGAATTGTGGTTCTGCCACACAATACCAACCAAAGCAGGGATAGCCATAACAACAAGACCAGCACCGCCAACCTGTACAAGTTTATTACACAGAGCACCAAAAGCCCCGTTTGTTTCGCCATTTTTTCTGACAACTGGGACGGACTTCCTCCGCTCTTTAAACTCAGCCATAACATGATTCTCTTATTTGTACACTGCAAAGCTTAAGTATAGACCTTTCTTAACTTACAAAAAAATTTTTTTCATAACCCAATTTCTTTTATGAACAAGTCCACATCGAAGCACGGGCACTGTTTCAGCCAGTCTTTTGGTCCGATAACTCCGTCCCCATCGGCATCGGGGCTTAAGTCCCTGTGTCCGTTGAACTTAACTCCGGGGTACAGCAGCGCTTTGTGCTTAACTGTTATCTGCAGAGAGCGCCACTGCTCTTGGGTGAAGTTACTCTCAGCTACGTTGTCCTCTGACACACCCCCCACCAAGCAGAGTCCCAACGACTCCTCGTTGAACCCCTTCGCGTGCGCCCCTATCTGACTGTAGTCCCTGCCCAACTCTATCCGACCGTCCCGCCGAATAACCTCGTGATAGCCAATGCCCGACCACCCAAGGTCTTTATGCCACTGGTCTATTTCCGCTGCACCTATATCCATACTGGGAGGCGTAGCTGAGCAGTGTATTACTATCCGATTTGTGTTCTGGCGAGTGGACATCAGGAGCTTTTGTGCGGCGACTCTTTACGATACGCCTCTTTTATCATCGCTATGCTGTTAATTTTAGTCGTGAGGTTCTTGGTGTTCGCTGGTATACCAGCACGCCAACACGCACTTATGGCAAGATTCAGCTCAGCCTCTACCGTAGTTGCTTTGTGGGCATTCAGCAAAATGGAGAACTCAGCCCGCTCTTGGTCCCGCTTAACACGGTCCGAGTGCTCTTCTTTTCTGCCGTAAAACCGAAGGGCTAAGCCCGCAACCAAAAAAGTAGCCACCATACCAGCAGAAAAGCTAGCTAGAACATAGCTCGATAGTGATTCAATCATTACTACACCTCCCAGATCATTATTACCATTTTACTTTATCCGCCCAGTATGCAGCAGACATCTTGCCCTTAGATATATTCTTGGCATGTCTGGCTTTGAATGATTTCTTCCTAGCTTTTTCCTTTGCTGTCTGGGGGTCTTTGCCAGCACCCGAAACGCCCTGCTGCCCAAAGCGTATAGTCTTAACCTTATCCCCTTCCTTAGCCACAACCATATGGGACTTAGTAGGGTGATTGGGAGTTCGCTTAGGCTTGTTATAGCTACCGTAAAGCCCTTTTAATTTTTTACCACTATCCTTCGGCATCGCTGGTGTTCCGCTCTGTTTGAGTGGTTAATATAGTCTAGGGTCACATAAAAAGAAACCCCGATAGAGGAGAATCTATCGGGGTTCCATCGTCAGAAGGAGACACTGACGGCAAGTGCGTTATTTTGCGGAGGCGCATGTGCAATGCAATTGCACCACTAATCTGTTTCCATGTCAATAGCTGGTAAAGATACTTCCTGCACACCGTCTGGCATATTGAAAACTATACGCAGCCCCCCTGCATCAGAGTTCTTGTTCGGCTGGTCCAGCCCTGCAACCTTCGCTAAGTTCTGGAAGCTTTGGTTTCTGACAGCTGGTGTCGCATTCCTGTCCGTAACAATCTCGTAGATATCCAGCAGCGAGTCCTCAACCAGCATCCCTGCCTTAAGCCGCGCCCTATCCTTCGAGTTCGTGTCAGCTGACCATAGCCGCTTCGCTTCCCTCAGTACCGCCCGAAAGGCTTCGTTATTAAGCCGCGCTTTTAGCTGAGCCGAAGTGTATCCGTACGCGGCAGCCACCTCTGACCTTGGACGTAAATTGCTGACCAGCTCCAACGCGAGCTTGGCATCGTGCTCATTACCCTTCTGCGCCGTTGGCGTTAACTCCGCCGGTGTCGGTGGTAGCATCGATGACAGCATCTTGTCTAGGTCGTCCTGTGGTGATTCTTCCACTTTCTTTCTCCGTCTTTAGTTCAGCTATTGCGTACTGGCGAAGTCCTTCCCGCATCAACTCTGACACTGTTGTCTCACGTAGCGCGGCTATGTGCTGCAGGCATTTGTGGGTGGACTCACTCAGGTAGAAGTTTAACTTTTTAAGTTGTCGATTGGGTCGAGCCATTTTTAATCCTCTGCTTGTGGGTGGGGATAATATGGAGACTATAGGGGGTTATTAGTGAGAAAGCAAGACAGTACGACAGTCGGTGTCGCATTCGTGTCACTAAGCTTAGCGATATTAGTTAGGGGCGCGGCGGGAATAACGTATAGATGTTTCAAATAACAAAAATTGAGTGGAGGTACATAAATAGACCCCGCTGGGGACTCCCCCCTGTCCATGCCGCGCCCCGACCTTCATCTCAGCGCCGCGTTTGATCGCGGGCGAGCAAAAACCCCTAGTAGATGCATAACATCAACATGATGGTAGGCGGATTCAGCACGAACGGTAGCGCGGGCGTGGAAGGGCGAATTGGCTAGGTGGTGCATCGCGACAATAGCCGCTATGGGGCTTCGCAGATAGGCGTGACAACGTCATATCATACAGGTGCTGATCCTATGCCTTCGGGATAGGTGAACACGGCGCGCAGCATGGACAGCGTGCCAGCATTGGTAATTAACATATCGGACACACTCACATTGTGAGTGTGTACCGTTATGCGTTTTCACCATGAGAACGCATACCGGTACACAAGGGGACTTCCTGCGTGACCATAAGGAAATAATATTATGAGAAATCTAATGACACTTGAAGCAACACGAACGGCGCTAGTTGAAGCAACAAGTACGAAGGCTAAAAAGAAAGCAGCTGACTTCAAGCTGATGCGTGACTCGGCTATCACCCATGCGGTGACGCATGATGATATGCCTATGCTCAATACGTTGCTTGATGCATCGCGCATAGCACGGACAATCAAGGAAGACATCATTGTTATCCGTAAGGTTGTCGGCGCGTCTTGGTCTTTGGTTGGTAACAAGGATTCCGAATGGGTTTACGTTGCCCAAAAAGGTAAGGCTGCTAAAGCGTTGGGCGCGAAACGCCGCGCTGCCCTTAAGGATACCATGTCAGTCGAAGGTGAGAAGGATGCACCACGGATTGAGGTTGAGCTGCACAATGCTCAAGTTGATGCATCCGTTGAAGTGAAAGCCAAAAAGAAAGCTTCAACTACTCGCATGAAAAAGCAAGCCGCGCTTGATACTGCGTTGCTAGCCTTTGAGAAACGAATGATTGCTCAAGGTGCTACTGCTGCGATGTTACAGGTAGCGTACACAAACCGTCAGGGATAATTCTTGACGGTGGTACGTACGCCGCGCTAGTAACGTCTTACCTTAATGGTGAGATGTTATTGGCGCGGCTATTTTATTGCCATGAGGCTGCATTGCGCGGCTTCATGGCAATGAATGACAACAAACCACACCGACAAAAGCTAGAAAGTGTCGGTCATCAGGGATAACCGCCCTCGGTCGTCCCCTTAACCGCCCATGGATTTTGAAAGGCAGAAGGGCTGAAACCGTTGCTCTATATACCTTTTTATTAGAAATAGATTTATAACCGCCCTAATATGCTCATGCAGAGAATAAAGGGGTCTCCAAAAATATAGTGATTAAAAGGCTAAACTTTTTACCCGCATTTATTGCCACCACCCCCCTTTACTTTTGAAAGTGGCATATACGGGGACGTTTGGGTCGACTCCAATGATACCAACGGTTTCAATGGGACGACTACAGGGACGACCGACTACATTCAGCCGCGCAATGGGCGTTCAGCCGCGCAATAAGCCACCCCGTTAAACAGTAGTAACGTCTTACCTTATCGACTACAATATCATTAGGTAAGACGTTACTAATCACACCACCACCACCACAAGGAGAATAGTATGGCTAAGAAACAAACCGACCCTTGCATTGTAGACCTCAATGCACCCTGTGATGAATTCGGCAACACACAACCCCGAGTCAGAGATAACTGGGCAGTCTATGACGAGGAAGGTAGCATCATATATGCTGCGGAATCCTATTGGGATGCACTCGAAGTACTGCAAGAAGAGGTTCAGGCTTACCACTATGAACGCGAACGCTCCCTAAGAAATCTATTTTCAGCAAGTTACTATGGGGAGTATGAGTAGGTTTTAGCATAGAGTCATGCTCACCCATTGGGTGGGTATGGCTGTGTGTTATGCACAATCCTGTAGCGTACACACATGACAGGAGAATAGAAGATGGTTGTCAAAGCTGTACATGAGTGGAATCAGCGGGCTGATGAGCTGCGCAATGAGAGTAAGGAAACACTAATAGGCATCATCCTTGCCCATGAACTTGAGGTGCTTGAGGTATCTGAGCTTGCCTTTGGTGATATGTATGATGGCAGAGTGCCGTTCACTAGAGCCGACATTATGGATAGGCTTAAAGAGTTTGAGGAGAAAGCGCTCTATTGGGATAGGTGCGAAGAGCTGCTGCTTACCTGTGGGAGAGAGCAAGCCCTGCTCTACCTCAGTCTTCATGAGAGAATAGCCGAGGATAAAGCGAATGCCGACACCAATACGTAAAGAGACTGAGTTACCGCCCGCTGTTAAGCGGCAGATAGATTCATTATGTGGTGACGTTAGATCATTAGCCGCGCAAGTAAACAAACAGGAGGTGCGATTGCGCGCACTAAAAGATGCCAACAGGAAGGCTCGACAGGATTTAAATACAGACATCAAACTATTAACCAAGCTGGTACGTACATTAATCGAGGAGGCACAACGTCATGTCAGAAAAAGCTAAGAGTATGAAAGAATCCCTGCGTGAGAGATACGCAGGCTATAAGTGGCGGGCTGACCTGCGGTCACAGCGAAAGTATGACACGGTAGGAGGAAAAAATATTATTTCCCCCCACTCTGTCAAAGTGCTGGAGCTTGAGTGGTACATCGACTACCTGCACAACGAGATAGAGTGGACAGCCAAAGAAAGGGAGCAGCTGGGATACTACGAGGGGTATCACGCTGCCGTGATGCAAAGCAAGGACGCGGCACGCGGTGACGCTGAAGATGACTATGAAGATAGCTGGACACTATGGAATCTAAACTAAGTGGCAAGTCGTTGCCCATCCTTAGGGGTGGGTAACTACGTGTTACTTTTGACACGGTAGGAGGAAACAATATGGATAAGTTTACGGAGTTGGGAGTGGTGATGCTGATGGCTGCCGCTATATTTATGTTCGGTCGGTACACAACAGAGGTAACTATAGATATGTACCACGTACATGACCTGTCAGTAGCCTGCCAAGAGAATGGTGGGCTGCGCTCAGTCACGGGTGGCGTAACGCTGTTGGGTGACGGGAGTGAGGTGCTGGGTGGGGAGTGCTTGGATGAGGCTAGGTTTATATACCCCATCAAAGGTGGCAGATACACAGACTTCTATGGCATGGATATACCTGTGGAGGTTCCCGAGTGAGTAGGGCTGAGAGGGTATCGGCAAGGGTGTTAGCGACTAGGAAGTACGAACAGTACGAGGAGTATGAAAAGAACCAGAGAATAGTAGATGACTTAGCCGCGCAAGGTATAGATGCAGTACGTATAGAGTGCAAGTCTTGCCGCGCAACGTACACAAGGATATTAGGTCGGTTCAGGACACACCGATGTAAGTAAGTAATTAAGGGTACGACCCTCACCCATAAGGTGTGAGGTAATTGAGGACTAGGGGAACTGAGCCTAGCGTTAAGGAGTAGTAACTATGAGAATACAAGACTTAGAAAACCCGTTGTTCATTCTGCCAACATATGAGACACGGCAGACGTTGCATGTAATGGGACCGCCCGGAGGTGGTAAGTCGGACGTTGCGCGGACTACCTTCCCGAAGGTACTGAGTGACCACTACGGTGAGGAGTTTGGTATCGTGGTGGTTGATATGCCTAGCATAGATGCGGTGGACTTCCGTGGGTTCTGTATACCCACTAAAGATGCCGAGGGTAATGCTACGTCTATCTTCACACGGTCAGGGCTAATGCCAACCAAGGCATACCTTGAGGCACATCCCCGTGGTGTGTTGGTACTTGAGGAGAAGAACGCAGCCGATAACCTAACCAACAAGGCAGCTAACATGGTCACGTTGGAGCGTAGGTTCGGTGACTTCAAGTTACCTGAGGGGTGGTGGGTAGTAGCTCTGTCCAATAGGCAGGCTGATAGAAGTGGTGCGGGTAAGCCAATGATGCACAGCATTAACCGTGAGTGCATAGTTGAGCTTGACTTCAACATGGATGACTACACTAAGTACTGGGAACGTACTGGTATGCATCCCTATGGTGTGGCGTTTGCCAAGCAGCAAGCTGGTGTGTTTGCCACTGAAGTACCTAAGGAAGCCCGCCCGTTCTGTACGCCGCGCTCATATACGTTCGCTTGGAACTGGATGACCGCAGCTAGTGGTGGGGACATTAACAACATCGTAACGGGTGCTATACCTCAGGCTGCGGTGGCTGGATATATAGGTGAGGGCGCAGCCGCGAATATGTTTGCGTTCCTTAGCTGTAAGGACGAGCTGCCTACCATTGAGGAGGTGATCGATAACCCGCTGACCGCTAAGATTCCTAACGATTCGAGGCTGGATGCGGTGTACATGATCGTGCAGAACTGTGTGCATCATGTCAATTCAGATAACGTGGAGAGCTTATGGAAGTACATCGACAGACTGCCGAAGGAGATTCAAACATCGGCGGCTTGTTCGTTCATTGAGAAGACGGAGGGTACGTTGATGAATACGCCGAGCTTAGGTAAGTGGATAAGTGAGAACAAAGCACTTGTCGCTGCAACACTTAAGTAAGCGTAGCTACACCCCCTCACCAATAATGGTGGGGGGTATTTAAGGAGATTGGACATGAGTACCAAAGAAACAAATACAGAGATAGGCACAATCGTTAGCAGCAACTATATGCTGGCAAACGTGCGTGTGCGGACGTATGGTGGTCAGCGTGTTGACCGTGCCATATCCGATGAAGTGCATACTGCACATGGTGCGACCGCTGCGACAGGGAAGTACGTGCGCAATATGTTTGGTGAGAATAACAAGCGCATCAAGCAGGTTAGTGGGGCATACAACCTCATGCGTAACTTCTTGTACTCACGCACCCTATGCTGGGTCAGTGAGACAAGTGGCGCAGCGCAAGGCGATAGACTACTGCCAGTGTCGGATAGCTTGGACTTTATACGGGAGTTCGCTGTACGCAGGGACACTGCAAAGGTATTGCGTGATGAGGTAGCGAATGAGTTACCCCAGATTATCGCAGACGCACGCGCTAGGATGGGTAGCATGGCTCCGGCATTGGAGGAATATCCTACACCTGACGAGTTCAAGCGGTACTTTGATGTGCAGATGACGGTCACACCCATACCCACAGACTCGGACTTCAGTCGTATGTCCGTACCACCTAAGGTGGCTGAGGGTTTGCAGACCATGTATCAGAAGCGAATGCTTAAGCAACTGGAGAATGCTAAGCAGGAAGCTGTTGATAGGGCTGTGGCTAAGCTGGATGTTATGAGTGTGCAGCTAACTAAAGAAGCGACCGGAGGTAAGACTCGTATGTTTAACACGATGCTTGCCAACGTATCGAGAGAGATAGGATTGCTTGGTGCGATTGCTTCGACCACTGACGGAGTAGCGGGAACATCTATAGAGGATGCCGCACGCTATGTCCATGACAAAATCACCAGCAAGTACGTTGATGTGTCAGTGTTCAAGGGCAACGCCGCGCTTAGTGCTGAGGTAGCAACCCATGCCAACAGAGCTATAGCATTGCTTAGGGGCAGCGAAGTACCCGCAGACATTACCCCAACTGGGAAGCAAGCCGCACCAAAGCCTGCACCTAGTGAGGATGATACGGTGGACGTACTAGCAACCCTGTCAACCATGGATGGTAGTGAGGCACAAGCTAATCCACAGCCTAAGCCTAAGCCTAAGCCTATGAGCATCACCCCAATGGATCAAGGCATCGTTGATCCAGTAGCAGAAGTTAAACCTAAACCACAGGAGGTAGAAGCAGTACATGATAGCGGGGCATCGTCATTCGACTTTGACCCTGATGACTTTCTAAGTTAAGAGTCACACATAAACCATTAAGTATTCTAAGGAGATACAACTATGGCACGTTCATATGAAGTAACCGAGGCAATGTCCCGCCTCATATCATCGCAGCCTTTCTATGCTGTGTTGTTAATGGGCTTGCTTACCATTGAGGAAACAGATGCAGTACCCACTGCTGCAACTGATGGTAAGAAGCTGTACATAAACCCTAAGTTCTTTAAAGAGGAGCTTAATAATGTGGAGGAACGTATCTTCGTGCTAGCGCATGAGGTACTGCATGTAATCTTCGCCCATTGCCCACGCCTAAAGCTTTACAACGAGCGTGGCTTTGGTCCTGACATGAAGGTGTTCTCACCCATGCGCTGGAACAGGGCGACAGACTACATCATCAACCACACGCTGCACTCCGATGGCATAGGTAAGCTGCCTAGTATGGGGCTATACCACCCTGATTACACAGGGGCTATGCTGGCTGATGATGTCTACTGTCTGCTTAAGGACGATGACAACGATGACCAGAACGGGTTCGATGAACATCAAGAAGGTGATGACTCATCCACACCTAATGAGGCAAAGGTCAAGCAGGCTGTAGCCGGTGCTGCGCAAGCAGCTAAGGCAGCAGGTTCTATGCCAGAAAGCATGAAGAGGTATGTGACTGAGTTACTTGAGCCACAGGTTAAGTGGTCAGAGAAACTGATGCTAGAGATTACTTCTAAAGCTGGTAAGGACTCATCGACATGGCAGCGCCCTAACCGTAGGCGTATCAGCAGCCCTCCGCACATATACTTTCCCGGGACAACGGGATTTAATGCTGGGCATGTTGTGGTGTACATAGACACATCAGGTTCTATTGGTGATCATGAACTCACACACTTCCTATCGGAGATAGCTGGGATACTGACCGAAGCCGCGCCTGAGGTACTACAGGTAGGCTCATGTGATACGCAAGCCTATCCACCTCACACTATGGAGGAAGTGTGTGAGATTGAGCAGTACGTGGCTGAAGGTGGCGGCGGTACGTATATGCCTGCCATATATAAGACTCTTGCTGAGGAGGACATAACACCTGATGTGCTAATCATACTTACTGATGGTTATACACGATGGGATGTTGCGCCGCCTTACCCTGTAGTTGTGGTTAGTACGACCAATAAGGTGTGTCCATACGGGGAGACAATCCGTTTAGACATAGACAAATGATGCTGTTGGGCGGCTTAGACAGCGCCCTTTTTTAAGGAGATAGACAATGACGACTCAATATAGATTAACGGTTAGCGATAGGGATAGGGTGGAACAGCGTTTCGATTCGCTTATAGACCACTGCGTTGACCCCATTCGTTTACGGGTGGTAGCCAACTCAGACAGATGGTGGACGGAATCGCTTACCCCTGATAACAAATTGTTCCTATCGGTAGCAACCAAGACCAATTCCAAATCAATATTAAAGCGTGGCTATAGGCATACGATGGACGTAGCCGCGCCAGACGGAATGAGGTACAGGTATAACTACCGTATAGGTAAGCAAGTGGGGGGTAACTCTGTCACCCGCAGAAACCCACGCCTTACAAATCGGAAGGAGACGCTCACCTTGCCAGAGGTATCTGGGCGAATCGGAGTACCGCTTATAGATGTGGGGCATCCTATCTATAAAGAGATGCTGGATGTATGTATCGAGACCATGAGGATGGCAGCGGTGGTTAACATGTTGCAGGAAGTAACTAACCTCATACATACCCATGCTAGGACTGTTGGTCAGCTCAAGGCTCTAGTGCCAGACATCAGTACGATACTTCCTGACCATATACTGGAAACAGCAGGTCAGTACACACGCAAGCCCTCATTACCTAAGTACTTCAAAGACAAGATCGCTGCGGATAAAAAGTATGAGCGGGAGATGTTGGCTCATGGCTACAAGCTTGAGCAGATATGGAGCAATGAAGAAACGATATCTGATACTTTATCCACTGTAGAGCGCCCTAGTACAGTAGCGGTTGCTTTGCCACCCACGCCCCTAAGTAAGCGCGTGTCAATGGAGTACAAGCTCCAGCTACTAAGCGACTGGCTAGGTAAGGGGCTGATAAACAAGGTTGTGCATGAGAAGCGTGTAGCGAACGGGGATGAAGATGTGCGGAACATAGCCCAATTTTCCTTGAGGAACACCCCCATGGAAGGTACGTGCAGGCTAGATGTAACTAGGGATACTGACCGCCTGCCAATGGATGAACAGTAATTTAATACTAAGGAGAAACAACTATGAAAACCAAATATATAAACTCAACCACAGTCAGCAAGCCCTCTTCCGGCGGGGACACATGGACGTTCACACCACTAGGGTGTATCGCAACTAATGAGGGATTAGTAACTAGGAAAGCGGAGTACTTTAAGAAGTTCGATAATGTATTCGCTAGCCGCAATGCAATTAGGAAATCCATTAGGTCAGGTGTTCACCAAGCTGTAAGCGGGAAGGGGTTCAGCTTCCTAGCACCTATCGCTTCATACTTGGAGTTACCTACTGCGTATGTATCACTTACTTCTACGAGGAGAAGTATTCTTATTACTAACCTAGATCACCAGCAAGCAACACATATCGAGGCAGCTATGCTGCTAATGAGTACTGGCAGGGTGCGCGGGGAAATTAATATGTTCATACCTTCCGAAAAGGAAAGATGGATGGGGCAAGCCGCGTATAACCTACAGCAAGTGTCGGGATATAACGGTAAGTACGTGGTGGCGGCGGAGTACTATGCCGGAGATAGGGAGCAGGGAATGTCATTGCAGAAAAGTAGGGATTACATACGCGATACCATACTCACCCACGATACAGAGGAAAACAGGGAGGTGCGGGCTAAGCTAGACCGCTGGCTTGATGTTAGCCCTAACCTGTGCCTGCTCTATACTATAAATAACCAAGGCACTGGACATCAGAGAGAGACGAGCAGTCTATCAGGGTGGCTTGGTAAGCAAGATAAGTGGCTAAAGCTATGAGTATACTAAAAGAAGAAGAAGACAAGGTTATGTTTTACAAAACCCGTATGCACTACCAGTACAAAAAGTTCCATACTATGGACGTAGCGAGTAGGAGACTCCTAGCACGCACCCTAGTTGGTATGTATGTGTTACCTCGTGCAACTCTGCGTTTACCTAGTGAGTGGTACGAGGTAACAGGCATTACAGAAGCCAAAGCCACACTCGTATCTCTGCCAAACGATGTGGTGGAGAAGTACATACTCCACTGCCGATCACTCCCTAAACGTAAGGAGATTCAAACATCGGTGGCTTGTTCGTTCATTGATCGGCAGTCTGTCGATGTACTTCCAGTAGTACACGAAATCGCAGAGAGTGGATTCAGAGTACACGGGAAACCGCTCGGAGTACTAGAAGAGCTTGAAATAGAGCTTGAAATATCGGACATAAAAAGGGTATCAGAAACCATCCCCTCTATGGTCTAAGCCCCTTGTAGTATCTAACTGCCCTGATAGTGCCACCGACTATAGCCGCGCAAAGCTTAGCGGCAGCTTCACTGGTGTGTAGTCCGTCCATAATTGCACCGCTTGCGGTAGCGGAAAATCTTGGCTTAGTTCCTGTTGTATACCCAGCATGATTGTTCCCGTACCCGTCCCATTCACCCGTCTGCCCTGTATTAAATGCGCCCTCTATGAAGTCAGCATAGTCTGGGTCAGAGGATTCCAGTATCCCGTACAATCTGGTATCGGTGTATGCGTTTGGTCTAGCCGCACACTCAGCTACAATCTTGTCACGGTGTGCGTTAAGTATTTCCATAACTTCATCGTAGTTATCGAACGAACCATCAGCAGCCGTACCCCTCGAATAAGGACTGCCCTTAGCGGGCATGATGTTGCGCCAGTATATGTATTTAATATTGTTAGTAGCTAGGTTAGCGAAGCAAGTGTCTACTCTAGCCGCCATGTTAGTAATGATTTCAGCAACAGACAAATCTCCACGGTTGTAGAGTATTGCTATGTCGTTAACACCAGAACCTATGATTGCGCTGTCGTTATTCTCCCCTGCCATATCAGCCGCCATGTTCACGTTTAGTTCAGCTAGTGTAGAGCCTGTAACAGCATGCCTGTTGAGCGTGGTAACGAAGGCTGTGAAGTACTGCTCCATACCGTAGAAGACCGTGTCATCGGCAGCGGGGTATGGGACTGAGTTGTACCGCTGTAGACTATCGCCACCGCTAAACACCTCAGTCCAAGGATGTATAGTTTCTGTAAGAGCTTCAAGCATCTCGGTAGTATCAGCCGCGAAGCTAAGGTAATCCAAGTCAGAGCTTGCTACGTATGTCATAGCCCAAGTTTGTACAGACGCACCTGCTGATGCGTTTGGTTTATGCTGAGTTAGTGTAGAGGGTAGGTCAGTCTGCCCTGTATAGTTGGTACTTGAGTACGTAGTACCATCAGGTAATGATAGCAAAGCTGTACCAGCAGTAGCGGTCGCATCACTTTGCAGTTGTATTAATTTACCTACCAACGCCGAGTTAGGCACGGTAGAAGCAGCAGGGAAATACCCACCCAACCAATTTAAAACCGCCGTGCCAGTACCTACGTTACCAGAAACACCAACATCAGAACTGTCAGGGTCACCATCTATTACGTTATAGAACCCTGTCTCAGAAGAAACCGCGCTTATAAACGTACCAATAACACAAGCGTCAACGCTAGTAGTACCATACAGGCTGGCAAGGGAGGTGTTCAAGTCAACGCTAGTAGTAGCGGACATAGAGAACCCATCTTGTGGTACGTCCGAACCGTTAGCATCACTAGCTGTAGCTACAGTGCCAGTCTTCAAGCAGGTGAACGCCGAAGCCGCGTTAATCCTAGGGATATAAACCCGGTCTATGTGCTTCCATTGATCAGCGTATGAGGTGTTGTATACCCACTGCCAGACTATATCCGTGGCGTATGTGGATGCGCTAGTAAGGTTTAGTATTGCAGCGTTCGCATCAGCTAAGGCACGTACATGGTCAGGGTTATCACCACTACCCCCACCACTACCAGTTAAGTCTCTTCCGACACTCTTCGATACACTTCTTGATACGCTATTTTCTGCACTCACTTTGTATTACCTCACATATATAGGTTGCCAAACACTTTCCCCCAATGTATACTCCCATTATCCACACAGCATAAGGGCTATCATGGACAGGTACACTATTGACTTCGAGACATATTATGATTCCGGTTACGGGCTACGTGGTCTATCTTACCCTGAGTATATATTAAACCCGCTCTTCCAAGTAATCGGTGTTTCAGTAGCTGTCAATGACGAGCCTGCTGAGTCGTTCACTGGTTCAAGACTTGATACTAAGGCGTGGTTAGATAAGTTCGATTGGGGTACTGGTTTAATGGTAGCTCACAACGCACACTTTGAGGCTGCAATACTAGCGTGGGTGTTCGACATACACCCGCACCGTATGTTCTGTACGATGATGGCATCGCGCCCATACGTTGTGCCATTTACGGATAGCATGTCTCTTAACAATACTACTCAGTACTTAGGGCTTGGTGTTAAGGGTGATGAAGCTGTCGCAGCGATTGGTATGCGCCGCAAAGATTTCTCTGAAGACGCTATGGAAAAGTACATGGCGTACTGTAGGCAGGATACTGACCTGACCGTGAAGCTGTACCATAAGTATGTTACTGAGTACGGCATGCCAGTAGATGAGCGAGAACAAGTTCACCTTACTATACGTAAGTTCTCTGAGCCGCAGCTAATGGGTGACGTTGGAGTATTCCAAGATGCCCTTGACCAGCATGTGATTGACCGTGACTTACTTATTACTGCGTCAGGCATACCAAAGACTAAGCTAGCATCTAATCCTCAGTTCGCTAAGGTGCTGAAGGACTTGGGTGTAGATGTCCCTATGAAGATAAGCCCTACTACTGGTAAGTCTACGTATGCATTTGCTAAGGACGATGTAGATTTCCAAAAGCTTATGAATGTTAATGGCGCTAATGTAAAAACTATATGTAAGGCTAGGCTAGCCATTAAGTCAACGCAGTTAGTAACCCGACTAGAAAGATTTAAAAACATAAGCAACCTAACAGGTGGTAGCTTTCCAGCAGCACTTATGTATTGGGCTGCACGTACAGGTAGGTTCGGTGGTACAGACAAGACTAACTTACAAAACATGAAGCGTGGGTCGGTACTAAGGCAAGGGTTAGTAGCACCTGAGGGGCATAAAGTTGTCGCTGCCGATTACTCACAGATTGAGGCACGCATAACAGCAACGCTAGCAGGGCAGCTTGACCTTATGGAGCAGTTCAGTAGGGGTGAGGATGTATACTCTCTATTCGCTGAGAAGATATACGGTCGGAGCATTAACAAGACGGATAACCCTGACGAAAGATTCATAGGTAAGACATGCATACTAGGGCTAGGCTACGGAATGGGACCGGATAGGTTCTATGAACAGATGCAAGCCGATGGGCATGAGCTATCCCATGAGTTCTGTGCGTCAACAGTACGCACTTACCGCACAACCTTCTGGAAGATTCGTGCGCTCTGGAAAGAAGCCGACCACGTTGTGCAATGTATGGCGGAGGGCAGACCAGTTAAGTTCGGTCCATGCACCACTGATGCAGCTGGCACAGTATGGTTACCCAACAACATGCCAATAGTTTACAACGGACTTAGTAAGGATGAGTCAACAGGAAACTACACGTACTATGTAGGTAAGAGTACGTATACTTTATATGGTGCTAAGTTAGTAGAGAACATAGTACAAGCGCTGGCTAGAATAATAATGACAAGGGCTGAGCTGAAGTTAGCTGAGTTCAATCAGCTAGCCGCGCTTAGTGTTCACGATGAGCTTGTGTTTGTATGTGAAGACAAAGACGTTGAAAAACTTCGCCATGGTTTGAGGGCTGTGTTTATGCGCCGCCCCCCTTGGATGAAGGACGTACCACTAGACAGCGAGATAAATGTAGGTGAAAACTACGCACAGTGTAAATAAATTGTTGTCGGTCATGTCGGTCCATAGTAGGCAAGTTGAGTGCCTTCCGCTCACGGCGTGACTTTAAAATAGAGCGGAATCCCTTACCTGTCCACCGGCGCAGGACTCAACAGCCGGTACTTTTTTAAAAACATTGCCAGAGGAGACTGACAATGAGTAAGTCAGATATGGTTACCAACCCACCCCACTACAATCAGGGAGGGATAGAATGTATTGATGCAATCCACGCTTCGCTAGGCGACATTGGGTTCATAGCCCATTGTAGGGGTACAGCTATGAAGTACCTATGGAGAGCTGGACTAAAGGGAAGTCGGGCAGAGGACTTGGAAAAAGCCGACTGGTATATACGTAAAGCAATAGAAGTGAGTACTAAACTTGAAAAAACCAGCTGTTAGTTTCAGTAGGCTCAATGCCTATGAGTTATGCCCTAAGAAGTTCTACCACACCAGTGTTGTTAAGGACGTTAGTCCTGTGTTTGGTAGCGCCGCTGACTATGGTAAGGAAGTACACGCAGCCCTAGAAATGCGTGTTAAGAAGGGCAAGAAACTTCCCATGCACATGACCCACCTAGAAAAATATGCAGCCAAGTTCGCCAACCCTAAGCCTAAGCCTGACGAGATACTAACCGAGCAACAGCTAGCCATTACCGAAGACATGGGACCAACAGGCTGGTTCGATAGGGATGTTTGGTTTCGCTCTATCGTTGACTACCTAGCCATCAAAGGTAGCGATGCAGTATTAGTAGACTACAAGACAGGGCGTATGTCAGACGACTTCACTCAGCTACAAGTGTCCGCATGCATACTGTTTCTATTCCGTCCAGAACTAGAGCGCATCAAGCTGATGTACTGGTGGATTAAGGATAAGAAAATAACAAGCGAAGTAATTACTAGGGAA